CAATCTGCAAAATTGTCCAAATTTCTCCTCACGTGATACGGACCTTTAAACACTGGAAACGAAAATGAATACGAACGATATCGCAGAAATGGGACTGGTAACGGGCATTGCTTATGCCCTTGGGATTTACCTTAAGAAATCTCCTTTGCCGGATTGGTTAATTCCGTTTGTCATTCTCGCTTTATGCGCCGTCGCGCAATGCCTGCTCAAAGGCTGGTCGGGAATCAACATTGTGGTAGGCGTCTACGCTGGAGCTGGTGCCATTGGCGGTCACCAATTAATCAAGCAAGGGACGGACCGTGACAAGTCCGAACCCACTGAAACACCTGAAACCCCGAAAGTCTAAACGTCTGGACTATGCCATCTTTCAACAAAGTTATTTTGGTTGGTAATTTCACACGCGACCCCGAATTGAAATACACGCCCAAGGGAACGGCGGTTGTGCAATTTTCTATTGCGGTCAATCGCACCTGGCACACTGAAACGGGTGAAGTAAAGGAGGAAGTCACCTTCATTGATGTCAATGCGTTTGGGCGAACGGCGGAAAACATCAACCAATATATGCACAAGGGAAGCTCAATCATGGTGGAAGGGCGATTGAAGCTTGATTCTTGGGAAGGTAAAGACGGCACAAAGCGTAGCAAGCTAAGTGTGATTGCTGAGACAGTGCAATTCTTGGGTGGTGGAAAAAGACAAGAACAGCAAGCGCCAGCACCTAGTAGCAAGGTTGATCCCGCAGACCTGCCACCGCGTCAACCAGCTCCATCTTCACAACCGGCCCCAGCCGAAGATGACGTCCCGTTCTGAGCATGAAACGCTATCGCACATATGGTCAGCATGACGATGAACAGGCCTTAGCCGGCGATACTGGCTTCAATGGTTTGGATATGCTCGCTGATCCTGTGACGCTTGCACCTGGCATTGTATCGGCAAGCGAGAACATGCGGTTCGATGCCAATGGCGCGCAAGTCAGGCTCGGCATGAAACGCATGTTGCCAAGTGGAGCAAGTTTTCCGTCGATTTACTACGCCGCGATCTACAAGCCAGTGGGCGAGAAAGACCAATTGGCCTTAGTCACACAATACCAGTTGATCATTCTGGACGTAGTGACGAATGATTACATGGCTTATTCGTTTCCCAGTGGTGAGACCGTCACAAGCGACGATACGGTATTTGCTCTACAAGCTGGAATTGGAAGCGGTGGCACGCTGCCTTACCTGTTCATTCTTCGTGGTCTCAAGAAGAGCGTGCTAAAATTTGATGGCGCAACGGTTACAGTTGACAGTGCGTTTCCAAAGTCAGAATTCGCGCTGTTCTACCAAGATCGAATTGCAGCCAATGTGACCGAACAGAGCATTTCTTGTAGCAATTTTCTCGATTTTTCCACGTGGAAGACGCTGAACCAATTCCAGATTCTCAAGGGTGGGAATGATTACCTATGCGCATTAACCGCATATCAAAAGGACTATGTGTTAATAGGTTCTCGCCGGGCATGGTTTATGGCTTATTTCAGTCCGAATGTTGCCGCGGGAGGATATACCGAGGGGCTGCAAGACAACTCGTTTTTGCAGCTCTTGACAAGCGAGGCTGGACCGGTTGGACCTCGTGCCGTCATACAAGCAATGGGTTTGGTTTGGTTCATTTCCGATGGGGCTATCTACGCTTTTCAGCCACAGCTTGACAATCAATTGACGGTGTTAGGTAAACCACTTTCAGCGCCGATCACGCCGATCATGAACCGCATGAGCTCAAGTCATGCCCATGGCGCGTGCATTGAGCGATATGGCTACAGACTCTACTTTGCGTTGCCGATCAATAGCGAAGCAATTTCCGTGTCATCGGCAACTTTCACGTCGCCGCAAGAATTAACGCTCCCCCTCACACTGCCATTCACGTTTGGGTATTCTTCGACTGTTACTGTCACAACAGCCACAGAACACAATTTTGTTGAAGGTGACACAATCGTAGTAGCCAAAGCCAACAGCACAGAACTAAACGGAGAATTCACGGTTGCGGCGGTGATTGATAGCAAAACGTTCCAATACATTTTGGGCGTGCAAGGTTCGTTCACGTTTGGCCCTCTGGCAACTGTCAGTAAAGTGGCAACGCGCAACAATACTGTGGCGGTCTACAATTTAAATCTAAAAGCTTGGGAAAGCATCGATGTGTTGCCGACAGGCTGGTATTGCGACTTTCTCTTGCTTGCTGATTATGGGCAACGTCTACGCCTCTGGCTTGTTGACCGTGACAATGGTCCGATGCTTTACGAGGAAACGGAGGCCGATGAAGTTGGAACGATCATCGGAGGTGTAAAACTTCCGTTCACACTACCTATAACCTTGACCGCTGCAACTTACGCGTCTAAACCAATTCCAGGCAAATTGGTAACGCGTATATACCGAGGCGTTGATAGTGACGGTCAGCAAAACTTTCAGCGTAAGGTGCGTTCATCTGAGTCGCGCATTACGACAGACTCAACCAGCACCGGGACGGTGACTCTAACTCTCAAGACACCAGGGACAGGGACAGACTTTACATTCGAACGCGATTTCGACGGCTCAACAACTGATTCCGCAGTCCGCATTCATTGCGGGCGCAGAGCATTGGATGCGCAACTCGAAATTGTGACTACGAATGGGAGACCGACAATTAGGTCGATCTCACTCGATACAGCCAGATAATATGGGGAATCAAATTCAGAAAGGAACGACGTATACAACCGTATCGCCCGGGAACGTCGTTACCGCGCAAAACCTCAATGCGCTTTCGGATGCGTCAATACTTCTCAAGGGAGCTGTTGTAAACCAATCAGAGCTAACAGTGCCAGATGCGGGAGACACAGTGTTAGCATCCGATGCCAGCAATTCCACAACCGATTTACCAGTAAAAGTCCAGCTTCAAAACCTGCCGGTCGCCGCAGGCATCAGCAACAAAACGGAGATGACAGCACTAGCTGATGATGATGTTGTGCCTGTGGTTGACACGTCAGACTCAACAGTGACGGTGCCAAAGAAGGTTAAGGCAATCAACCTGTTACCCGAATCAAGAAAATACGGGCAGGAAGGGTTTGTGTCGTCGTCAACTTATTCCAGCGGAGTCTATGCGTTGACCATGTCAAATGTGACGGGTTACACGCAGGGTATGACGGTCAAATTCATTGCCAACACTGCGAACACGACGTCAAGCACAGCAGTCAATATCAACAGCCTTGGTGCAAAGACTATCCATGATGCAGCGGGAGACGATCTAACCGCAGGAGATATTGCATCAGGCGCTCTCGTGACTGTCACATATGACGGCACATACTTCCAGCTCGTGAACCAGAAGGCAACGGGAAGCGAGTCGGTAAGTCCAACCAATTCATTTACAGCAAACCCCATAACGTTCACACATGGTCTAGGGTCAACACCTCACCGAGTTCGTTGGGTCGCCAGATGTATAGTATCAGACCTTGATTATGAAATAGGTGACGAAATTGACGTGCAATCTATCTCTTACTCAGACGCAACTGGTATGTTTACAGAAGCTGCAAACGCTACAACGTGCAAATTGTATACTCGTTACACGACGGGCAGGAAAATCTCTTATAAAGCGGGAAGTGATATGGGAACGATGACCAGCACAAGTTGGGTGCTTGTCTGCTACGCCTCACTACATTAGATATGAACCGGGTTAAACTCATTCCACTGAATCCACAGTCTCCAGACTTTTCCAAATGTCTGGACGAACTTACCAGAGCAGCGGCGGTAGATAAGCATAGCGTTCTGGCTCCTACTCATTTGATGCTAAAAGACGGCGAGATTACAGGTTATCTCTCAATGGGAGCAGTGCCCATGGTTCATGCGTGGTTCGATTCACAGAAGATGCACGCGGGAGAATCACTGCAAATAATTGACACCATGGAAGCCATCTTGCGTGACCGAGGAGTCAACGTAATGACTGCGTGTGTTAGAGAGGAAAGCCCATTCTCGCGACACATGGAAGAATTGGGTTACGAGAAGATAGGGACAACCGTTGTTTGGGCCAAGAAACTATAAACCTATGAGCTGTTTTACAGGTAATGAACCTTCAGTGCCAACCTACGGCGGGTTAACGCGCTCAACACTTGCCACACAGTCGGCAGTCATGCCAAACCTCTTTGGTCAAGAGGCACAGTGGCAACCGAAGTTCAATCAACTCGCACTCGCAAACCTCAATACAGTGTTGCCTGGCACGCTGGCGGCTCAGAGTCAGTCGCGGGCGGCGGACGTGGGCGATATTGAGGCGTTGACAGGCCGAGTTACATCGGCGTTGCAGAATGCCAATCCACAACAAGCGGCGCTCATGAAGGCCATGAACGACCAGGCATTGCAAGGGATCAATGCCGGCACGTCGTTGACACCAGACCAGCAACAGCAAGCGCAACAATCGGCACGTGCAGCCTATGCGTCACGTGGTATGGGCGCAGGGAATCAAGCTGTGGCTAGTGAGTTGTTCAACAACTACGCGCTCGGAAACCAAATGCAGCAACAACGACGGGCATTTGGGACACAGGTTGCCGGAATAAATAGTCAATACACATCGCCAGCGCTGGCGGCAATCATGGGCAGCAACAGCGGTCTAAACACTGCTACAGGATTGACGCAACATTCTGGTCCAAGTCTGTTCAACCCTGAAAGTAGTGAAGCGGCGCAGATTGCGGCAGCGAAACTGAACACCGATACAGCTTATTCAGACCCAAGCCTGTTCAGTAAGCTAGGCACGGTAGCGAGCGTCACACAAGGCTTCAAGAAGACTCTTCCAAATGAAGGAAACATGCCAAATGGCTGGTAATATGACAGAACCAGAATTAACCGAAACTTTTTACCAGCGCGTCTGTTGCGGAAATACTGAGGCGCTGGACTTCTTACGACGTTGGACGATTTATGCACACGCGGTTGATGACATCGTTGATGGAGACCTAACCAACAAGGAAGGAATCATTGCAGCATTTATTGCCGCGGGTGAACTCTATACACATCCATTTTTTCAAAAGCATCAGGGCCTATTGTGTGGGGTTATTGTTTCAGTCACAAACCAATGGGCTGATACCGTTTCCATTGAAAACAACAACACTTCCAGCAAAGACCTGAAAGAATGGGCTGAACATGCAAGACATTGCGGTCAGGAGATGGTAGCCGCTGTGGCTTACCTATGCGGCGGTTGGCAACATGCAAGATCAATGTCACTAGAACAACGAAAGCTTACCTACGCACATGAAAACTCCCATTAACACAGATCCTTTACAGACAAAACCGGAAATTGTAGCTGTCATCGGCAACGCCAAAGAACAGTTGCAATTCTCACTCCAATATTTAATTGACACAGCGAAAGACGCAGGTCAACGACATCACGCGAAAATGTTGGCTCAAGTGCTTACCGTGAACCCGCCAGAGGAGGAAGAAGATTAACCTTATGACAAGTCCTTTTTTCTTAGGAACCGGAAACGTCCAGATTGCCCCCGATGCGGGTAGCCTTATGCGTGGCATGGCGGCTCGCGATGAATCCCTCCAACAGATCGGGCAAAACATAGGCACGGGTCTCGGCACCGTGGCACAGACCGCGTATGGCGGCGTGGAAGGCGCGCTGAATCCTGATACCTTTGGCCAAGGCACGTCTGCACTAAGTGGCGCATTCCAAGGAATGCAGGCCGCGAATGAACCGGGAGGATGGAAAAAGAAGGTCCAGCTCAATAAAGCACTGGATTCTTTCTACAACTATCTAAAACCGGCCAACGAAGAACAGCCACATCCGCTCGGAGACGAGAATCGATGGAAAACGGCTGGCGTCGACACAAAAGCGGCTGAAATGGCTGGATGGATGCAATCACAACAACAGAAGCAAAACCAGCTTGCCATGGATCAGATTGCCCAACACATGGCCGCCCAAAAGCAACAGATGGATCAGAGCGCCAAATTGTTCCCAATCCAATTGGCAGGAGCGAGTCAAGACAACAAGCTCAAGATGGATGAAGCAATGGCGCGTATTGCTGACTGGCAATCTCAGGCGAAGGAACGTGAAGCGTTTGGCAACTACAGAACGCAACTTGCAAACCAAGATGCGGCAGTCGGCACTGCCATCAACCGTTATGGAACGGGAAACTTGAGTGGAATTCCTCAGGAACTCATTGATTACACGTCGCAAACCGGATCAGTGCCAAGCGTATTATCGCCAGAATTGATGGATAAAATCGTTAACGCACAACAACGCGAAGAACGGTTGAAGTATGCTTTACAGACGCCTGGACTCGGTGGCCGTGGGGCTGTGCAACTATTGGATGCGTTGCAGAAGATGGATGAACAAGGTGATAACAATCTGGCAACTAACATAACCGATATTCCGGGCTCGAACTCAATGGCCGTGACACGTGGTAAAATGCTATTGACTGTGCCAAAGACAACAACACCACCGAACGCACAAACTATTCGTGATGAAAATGGAAATGTTGTCGGACGGACTGTCTGGAATGGTAGGCAATGGACAAGTCAATTAGACAAGTCCACGTCCAATCCGGGTGAAGGTCCTATTTATAGCAAGGACGGAAAATTTTATTGGAGCCGATCGAAACAAGACTGGGTGCCACTAAACAGCAAGGAAATGAAGACAGGACTTACATTCCCTCAGCCAACAGTGCAAACCAATGTTCCCGGGCAAGTCAAAGGCCCATTCTCAATCAAGAGTGCAAATGGTAAAGCAACCTATACTGTAACGCCTCGTTAACATGCCTACTTACGATGTTACCAGCTCGGACGGTCAAACTCTGACAATCACGGGAGATGTTCCACCGACAGCCGAAGACCTCGACCATATCTTCAAACAGACCTCCCTAAGGCAAGAATTGGCGCGACAACAGAGTCGCACCGATGTTGCTGGATTCATTGGACGTAACCTGCCAGATGAACAAACCTGGCAGGCGTTCAAACAAGGAGCGGCCAAAGGCGCAGCATCGGCAGTCAAGGGTATTGGCGCGGTTATGGCATTGAGCCATCCTGCATCAGACACGTTTGGCGCACCAATCCCAGCAGAGGCTCTTGGACCCGCTCCACAGAACAGCCAAGAGGCAATGGAGGCGATCCAGAGCAACCCGATCTATCAATTTGGAAAAACGGCAGAGGAAACTGCCTCGCAGACGTATCCAGTTGACAAAGCGGCTGAAACGACTTTTCCAGTTCGAGCAGCTCAAACGGCGGGAAGTTTCCTGCCGCTCATAGCCAGCGGACCAGCAGCCCCTGGGACAATTGGACTACAAGTGCTCGGTGAACATCTGGACCGTGATTACCAAGACGCCATCAGCCAAGGCATGAGCGAGGAAGACGCGGCAAGCCGGGCAATTGGACGCGGTATTGCCAGTGGTGCAACACAATCGACGATCTTCGCGGCATTGCCAGCGCCATTACGCAAAGTCGTTGACAGTCAAATTGCAAGTCTTGGCAAAAGTGCGATCTCAAAATTTGTGGCAGGTCGTGCCGCCATGGCGACAGAAGGAGCGGCATTAGGTGCTGCATCACAAGTGGGCGAGAATATTGTCAACCAACAGCCTCTTACAACTGACCTTGGACAAGCTGCAACGGGAATGGCTGCAATCAATGCTTTGATGCCTGGACGTGGACCGGCCCGACGACCGGATGATGTCCAGACGTCTGAACCAATACCACAACATGAAACACCACTATCTGAACCGAACATTACGGAATTACCAACAGATTCAAGCACGCCGGGACGAATTGAGCCAGAGGGAAGAAGTGCCGACATTACAGAACGAGCCCCAACAGAACCAATTGACACCACAGGAGAAAGCGCGGGTGGAAGAACAGAGACAACGAGCGCTGGACCGAAACCGAATGGAAGCACTACGCCGCCAGAGAGTGTATTAAAAGCACAAGAATCAGAATTTTCCCCAATTGAGCGCAAGAAAGCCCTAGATTCGATGGAACCAATACAAATTGATTCCACGATCGGTGACGAAAACGATTTGGAAGGATTACGTAATAACGCTAAAGAAGCGTACCGAACTTTTGCGGGAAGTGACATTGTCAATGATTGGACTCAACAGCCAGTTCATTTTGGAATGTCTGGCTTCAAGGAAATGAAGTTCCATAGTGCAAACCCACGGGTTATGCAGATCGTGCCTGAATTGCCAATGTTGATGAAGAAAGCAGTATTACTCTGGAGTGAAAAGCCAACCGATCCAAATCAACCAAACATCAAGGCATTTCACCATTTCGGAGCCCAGGCCACCTTAAACGGTGAACCAATTTACACGCGCTTGCTAGTGAAGGAAGATAACAGAGGGAGATTGTTCTACGATGGAGATGTGACTTCGGCAGAAACATTAAAGCAGGATCAAAACAGTCTTCAAAACCAGAAACCAAATCTGGCGGGAGACCAAATTGACCCTGCTAAAAATAAATTATATCAATGGTATCATTCCGTCAAGGATGAGCCAGTTGAATCCCAAGTGCCATCAGTCACAACAGAACCAATTGTTCCAAAAACGATTGAACATCCTTACGATGTGTTGGACGCAATTGAAGAAAACGGGATCAAGATTTCGTTGCCATCGGCCCAAGCAATTCAGGAAGATTTTAAACCGACAGGAAGCGTAAGGAATGCATTCACGCGCACGGGAGGATATGGCGTCGATGACGTTCTACAAATGCTTCGTAATAGCGGTCAATTCACCGGAATTGCAAGCGAAGACGATTTATTGACAGCTCTACGAAACGTAGACGCACAACGCAAGTCTGCGAAGACTGAGAGTAAACGTCTCAACAACGTATTGAACGAACAGGCAAAGCAACACGAGGCATTTCAAGATCAGGCTGTTGACGGTAATATCAAAGGAGACATTGACAAAGTGCCACTTGATCAGTTGTTGCCCGGCGATGAATTTGAAATTGGAGGCGAAAAGCTGAAGGTTAAGAACCTTGAGACGGATGAAGACGGTTATTTGACAGCAGTCGAAGTGGAAGATGGCAGCAAGTTTGGTGTGCAACGGCTGGCACCAGATCAAGTTGATTCTATTCACGTGGACAAAGGGAGCCTGAAATCAAAACCGATCACGTTTACACAATCTGAGCAGCCAAAGACCTTTGCAATGGCCTCTGGAACGGCTCCAAAACCAACACCACTGCCAAAGCCTAAAGTCACAGTTCCACCTGAAGGAATCCAGATCGGGAGAGACCCGAAAATGGTTCCAATCATTGAGCAATTCAAAAGTGCTCAACGATCCTTTCAAAACGTGTTCGCACCTCAAAATATCGATCCTACGGCGAAGTTATTTGCACTTGTCTTGCGACAAAACAACGGTCGAAGTGCGGCTGACCTGGCACGAGCCGATGAAGCAATGTCGGTATGGAGAAAGGCGTTCGATAAAACGCCAGTGCAACGGGATTGGAATTACAAAGACGGCGAACCGTTGCCACACAATTACGCGGTAATCGACGCCATGGAGCGTGATCGAAGCGCGTTGCCTGTGCAATTAGCTCGGTTCGCTGACACAATGGACCATGAATTTGAATGGCGCATTAAAGAGGTGCGATCTTTGGCACCTGAATCCATGAACCGATTGATCCAGAATTATTTCCCGCATATCTGGCAAAATCCAGATGGAATGCCAGTGCGAGCTTTCATGGCTGAAGTGGCATCCCGATCTCCATTGCATGGTTCCAAAGGTTTTCTCAAACAGCGCACCATACCGTTCTTCGCTGAGGGGCTACGACGCGGACTAATTCCAGCGACAGACAACCCGGTCGATATGGTCCTGGCAAAACTTCATCAGATGGATAAATTCATCATGGCCGAACGCACGTTGCAGGAAGCGAAGGCACGCGGTTGGTATAAGTATTTGCCCCTGGGACAACAAATGCCTGAAGGCTGGAAAATCGTAGATGACCCGGCGTTCACGGTCTACACTCCGCCTGTGTTGGAGGTTAAAGAAGCCTTTGATGCCGGTATCCGAACCGGTCTCATGAACTTCATCAAGAAGATGGGATGGCGTTATAATCGGGTGGCAAAACTGGGTGTCAACACTTGGGGACAATATACAAATGGTGTCGGCAAGATCGAAACCCGACAGGGAGCGCCGGACTTTGTCATCATGCACGAGATCGGCCACGGATTGCAGGAGCGCTACAAACTCTACGAAGAATTGACTGATGGAAATCCACAGGCAGCCCTCGAAATGGGTAAACTAGCAGCAATGCGATCTGTAGGAGTCGATGCAAGTCTGAAGTTCAAGCGCTATGCCCAGACCACGGACGAACGTATTGCCAACGCGGTGCACGCGTATATTTACGCGCCTGAACTCATGTCAAGAACAGCCCCTAACGTGCAACGTGGGCTACAAGAGTTCATTTCAGTTCATCCAGAGCTGATGGACTTGAACAACATCAAGCCATCCCTCGCAATCGCCAGCGCAAAAATCAAAGTGCCTCTAAATGGCCCTGTCTTGGCCGGACACTGGATTCTGCCAGATGGTGCAGCACAGGTGCTCAAAAACCATCTTTCGCCTGGCTTAATGCAATACTTTCCAATCGTGGATAAATTGAGGGCGGGAAGTAATATTCTTAACGGTGCGCAACTAGGTTTATCAGCGTTTCACGTGGGGTTCACAAGCCTTGACGCGACATTCTCGACATTGGGCACGGCAATTACGGAAGCGAGTCGAGGAAATATTGCAAGAGCAGGAGAACTTGCAGCAAAATCGATTGTCGCACCTGTTGGAAACTTCATGCGAGGAAAGGCTGTTCAGCGGGCGATTTTAGACCCGGCATCGGTTACAGACCCGCAGATCAAAGCCATTGCAGAACTAGCAGTCAAAGCCGGACTACGTGCCACTGTAGACCCGTTTTGGAAGACACAATTCACGCGTAACTTTGTGCGTGCATGGCATCAGACTGGAATCGAAGCCAAGATCGATGTCGCGAAGAATTTGCCACTGGCAGTGGTTGAGCAGACAATTCGACCCATTGCGGAATATATTGTTCCTCGTCAAAAACTCGGAGTGTTTGCAACATTAGCCGAAAGTGAAATTCGACACATCGGCCCCCAAGCCACAGGCGATGAAGTGCGCCTGGCTATTGCCAGAGCCGCGGATATGACCGAAAACCGCATGGGGCAGATGACCTATGACAATCTGTTTTACAACAGGATCATGAAGGATTCCTTGCTCCTAGGCTTCCGTGCGTATGGCTGGCAATTGGGAAAATACCGTGAATTGTTTGGCGTGCTAGGAGACACAACGCAGTTTGCAAAGCAAGCGGCTACATTCCAAAAGCCTGAATTCTCAAACCGAATGGGATATGCAGTGGCACTGGTAATGGGCAGCGCCATCATCGGAGGCATCATGCACCGTATATTTACGGGAGAGAATCCGCAGACAGTGATGGACTATTTTCATCCTTCAATAGGTCAATCCGATGCTCATGGTAAACCTATTCGATTGAGTTTGCCTACTTACATGAAGGATTTGGAAAGCGATTGGCACGATTTTCCAGACGTTCAGAAAATGGGAACAAGCTTTTACCATAAGCTCAACCCCGCTCTGGCTATTGCAGTAGACCTGTATCGAAACCGAGATTTTTACGATACAAAAATCCGGCAAGAAGATGATCCTGCCTATCAAAAGGCTTACGATTCGCTCAAATACGCCCTGGGAGCTGCAAAGCCATTTTCTATCACCGGTGCGCAGAAAATTAGTGATGATAATGGAAGCCCAGCGCAATTTGCCCTGCCATTCTTTGGTTTTGTGACGGCAAAGAAAGCCATCACAATGAGCCCTGCCGAAACCAAGGCAGCGGAAATCATGCAAGACATGATGCCGCAAGGCTCTAGAACGAGAGCGCAATTTGAACATTCTCAAATGGTCAAACAACTCATTACCGATATACGGCGTGATCCAGCACTTGGAAGTCAAAACCTTGCTTTAGCCCAATCAACCAACGGAGTGAGCGCGTCAGATATGAGCCGAATTGAATCTTCCCTCACACTTACCCCACTGCAATATCAGGTTCACAAAATGAACTTGGACAATGCCATGAAAATCTGGGATTTAGCTAATTCGGATGAACGAAATCAGCTTAAATATCAAATCGCCGAAAAAATTTCTAATTCCAAAACAATAGACTCATCCACAAAAACACTATATCTAAAAGCTGTTTTACAAAATGGTAAATAAAATGGTATCTGTTTCACTTTTAAAAAACGTAACAGATTTATAATTAAATAGTTGATATAATTTTTCTATCTCACTCGAAATCAGGCGTAGGAGCAATCCTACCGCGAGTTCGAATCTCGCCCCTTCCGCCAAGTTGATTTTCAATATGTTATGTATCCTAGTGTAAGACCCTATTCCGATAGGTTCCAAACAGAACGCCAAGTGATGATGGCGCAGGCCAGATGCAGAAAGGCAATGTAGTTGGAGGCTTTCTTTTCCCAGCGGATGAGAATTCGGCGAAAGCGGTTCTCCATGAGTGAGTTCTCACCATCACCCAACGCTGGGCTTTAAATCTTGCTTTCCGTTTGATCGCTTGAGCTTCTTCTCGCCGTCCCCGTATGTGCGCCGTAAAACCAAATTCAGCGAGCAGTCCACGCACTTCGTTGGAGTCGTAGCCTTTGTCCAAACACAAGCCCTGCGGTTTTCCTTTTGTCGGTTTTGGGCGCTTGGCCACGATTGACTTTATCGTGGCTTGGGTCAATTTCACGTCGTGGCGATTGGCTCCGTCGACCACCAGCCCCAGCGGCAGTCCTTTGGCTTCCACTATGACGCTTCTCTTCGTTCCTCCCTTGGCGCGGTCGGTGGGATTGGCCCCTGTTTTTCCCTGCCCAAGGGCGCCTTGGTCATTGCTCCATCCATTGAAAGCCAGGTCCAATCAATGCCTTCCAATTTGTCATATCTCAGGAGCCCGGCTTTCCATAGCTTTGTGAAGACTCCCGCCACAACCCATTCCTGAAACCTGCGATGCGCAGCCGAGCTGGAACAGAGGTTGTCATCTTGAGGGCGTTCCATTGCATGCCGGTGCGCATGACCAGGAGGATCGCGTCCATGACCGCTCGCGCAGAATTTCCTCTTCGGTAGCATCCCAGTGGATGCCACTTGGGCTTTGGCAAGAGTTTCTCGATCTCAAGTCACAACCCATCTGGAATTCTCCCCCCATCGTCTTTTTGTATCAGTCTCATCCCTCTTTTGTATTATATCCCTGTCCTTTTTTTAATACCTATCGGGATAGGTTCTTAGTTTCTTCCCTCTTTGCGGTAAGTCCTCAGCATCCCGATGATCAATCTCATGGCTTTTGCGAGACTTTCCGGCGCGGTGATGTCAGCGACCTCCGGCAAAGCCGGAGGTCGCTGACAATAAAACACCAGCATTAACAGCCAGGCTTCTGATCCAATCATAGGCACCATTATTTCCAAGTTTTTTTGACTCACCAATATCGCTATGGCTAGTTGGACCTCCTTTTTATCGATAATGGTTGGCATGGCCTGAGCTCCCCATTTCCCCAACAACCGTCCATACGAATCGTACAAATACCTGGCAACAATGTATTGGTTCCCATCCATCATTGCGGTGACGTTTCCGCTCCCGTCTGAGTGATAATAACTGACCCCAGCGCTTGTTTTCTCCGCCGCTTCTCCGGCTCCAGTTCGACTCCCACTGATGTCCACCCCTCGCGTGTAAGTAACAATCGGATTGGTCAGGGAGGATCTAGCCCCCGATTAATTCTTCACTTGTGCGACTGATTAAGAGGGGCACATCTCTGACCAAAAACGGGGCGTGCCAAATTGAAAGAGCCCGTCTCAAACACGAGTAATATTCACTGAGAATTCACCCAAGAATGAGCAAGAATATTTTGCATTGGCACGCATTTTTGTAATGAATGCCGTGTCGATCTCAACTTGAGGATGTCAACCTTCAGAGAGTTGAACTACCAGTATCAGATCATCCAGTAGTGGGCTGGAGCGGGGATAAAAATATAAAACAGTCCCCTATCCAAGGGTTATCTTGTCTTTTTCCAATACCAGTCCAAGTCGCCACTGCCATGGGGAGTCATGACTTTCCACTTCATGAAGGTTGCATGTCCGTCAGCCCATGAATAGACCGCCCCTCCGTTGTGTCGGGTGTAGCCACGTTTGGTATAGTTCACTGACACATAATCGGGAAATACCGATGGCGGATAGGAGTAACCAAAAGTCTCAATATGAGCCGAACCAGCATCTGAAGCGATGGGGTCAAACGTGTCGCTGTTGAAAATTGTATCGACAGGTTTATTGATGGAGGTGACTTTCTGACGGTTCCAAGTGCTGCCCGCACCTTCGTAATAACCCAAATAATTCCAATTATGTCCGTAGCCACCATAGGACAAGACATTGGGGTCAGTGCTCAAACCAATATTGGCGAGCTTATTTGTATTGAATGAGGGGCAGGCCTGCAGGGTGCCCTGCGCATGAAGTTGAGCGATATTAGTGGTACCTTTTCCGTAATACGGCGAGGTTTCCGCATACCATTCGGCTGGCCAAACAGCATTGGGCCGGTATTGCCCCGCGACTGGCAGATAATCTCTGAAGTCCAAGGCATACATGGTGTAGCCCAAGGCGATCTGCTTTTCGTTGTTCGTGCACTTAATTGACTTGGCCTTTTCTTTGGCTCTAGCCAGTGCTGGTAACAACATGGACGCCAGAATCGCAATGATGGCAATAACTACCAACAGCTCGATTAAGGTGAAGGCGTTTTTGATCGATGATTTCGATTTGCTCGGGAGGGGGTTATGAGCAGCGTTTTTCATGTTTTGGCAAACTGTATGGAATTTATTTCCAATGCAATTGTTGCATGGAGGAAAGATTTAATATTTTTGATCAAAATGCAACAACGAATCTTATCTCGTGAAAATTGCGAATTTTATTCAGACCTCTCCAGAGAAGAGTGAATATAATGTAAAACCGTACTTTCCCTTAAAAACCCAAATTACATAAAAGTAACTTTTGGAAATTTCCCAACAAATATGTAGCGTTTTGGAAGTGGCAGGTGCAAGGAATGCCACGCGAAAGCTAGGTGATCTTTCTTCGATATTGAGGAAGAAAGAAAAATACCAAGGTGCTCCGAATTCCGTCTACAATAAGAACCATTTTAAGCCATCTTCTCAACGTTTCCTTATCAAAAAAGTCATGGTTTCAAAATTGGATTTTGACTATTTACCGGACTTGAAGGAAAGAAGAGTGGCGCTTGTGCCAAGTCCAAATTATGAAAGACGCATACGACAGAGATTTTTGTTTATATTTCGCTTACGGTTCGAACTTAAACCAGAACCAAATAAAAGAGCGATGCCAGTCTCCAGAAGTCATCCAAGTGGCCCGCCTGACCGGGTTCCGACTTGCGTTTCTTGGCAACTCAAAACGGTGGGATGGCGCAGAGGAAACTGTTGTCTTATCCCCAGGAGACGAAGTTTGGGGCGTTGTTTATAAGTTGAATTCTGGCGATGCTCAAAAACTGGATGCATGGCAAGATGTCCGTCTTGACGGCACCGGACCTTATTTTCACTATCCGGCAGAAGTTGAAGCGCAGGATGGCACACACTTTTCTGTAGTTTTTTATCGTCGTGATCTGCAAGAAGACGGACACCTGCCCAGTACTGAATTTCTCAATTTCATCATCAAAAGCGCAGAAAGCAGAGGATTGCCAACTGATTACATTGAAAAGCTCCGACAAATAAAATCGCGACCAGCTACTTATCCAGTTCCAAAGCGAGTTCCCTTTCACCGTTTTGAATCACAAGGAACGGCTTGCAGTGGGTGTGGGACGGAATAGTTGAATTTTCCAATCTGATGTCTCTGCTGTGGGCCCAAGTCTCCCCAAAAACATAACAGTGCAGACCAATAATTTTTCCCGAAGATTCCAATTTCAACGTTTTCCATTGGAAGGAAAACGCTTTGGTCAATCACAATGCGTCTTCATAATTTACTTTAAAAAGTTTAGCACTACTGTCCGGTTTAAATTGAGGTAAAACATTCGCTATATCCTGATTCCTGATTATACTTGTATAATTACTAATTTATGCTAGCATTTTCACCATGCAAAGACGTTTTTGGAGTAACTTCTCGCATTCCCTACTTTTTTCAAGCTGCCTGATGACGCTGTTAGGCTCTTGGAATGCAATGGCAACTGACAACGATCTCTTTTCTGATCGTATTGTTTTGACAGGAACAAACATAACGGTTGCTGGCGATAATTCCTATGCCACCATTGAGAATGGAGAACCTCTTGTTTGCGCTCTGGGCCATTCTGTTTGGTATTCCTGGACCGCTCCGTCGGATGGAGCTTTCTATATTGAAGGAAACTTTAATTTTGATGACAACCCATTTCCGGTGTTTTCAATTTACACTGGAGATTCTTTGGATTCTCTGCAACTTGTCCCCTGGTTGCCTTCCGGAAAAGCTTTTGTCAAGGCAGGGGAAACACTAGCGATTCAAATCGCATCAAGATATGATTATTATTATAATAACTGTGTTGGTGGAGGTTTTCATTTTAGTCTCAGGCTCGATGCTGCACTGACTTCCTCTCCAAATGATCAATTCTCCAATGCAACGGTTATTACTCAACCGGATTATCATTTCGCTGGAGCCTTGACAGATGCAACAATTGAGACGAACGAGCCTCTGCCCTCGGCTTCGCTAAATCAAAGTCTCTGGTGGACTTTTACTCCAACCGAAGATGGGATTTTGGAGGCTCAAGCAACCTCTCTTTATTTTACTCCAACATTGACATTTTATGAGGGGACCGACATTTCTTCCCTTAAGGAAATGTCGCTTCTGACAACGGGACTTGTCTCCGTCCATGCGAACCATACATACAAGTTGCAGCTTTGCGCTTCAAATGCTGAAGTGGCAAACTTCACATTGGACACCCATTTCAACTCCAGTAAAAATGACAGTTTTGCTCAAAGCCTTCACATTGAAGGAACAAATGTCACATTTTATGGCAACAACTGGGAGGCTACTAGTGAAGCAAATGAACCTGTTCCAACCAATGGCTCTGGACATACTCTCTGGTATTCATGGGTGGCTCCATGCGATGGCCCTGTAAGAATCAACGGCATTTCAAACCAGACATCCATTATTTTAACAGTATTTACCGGTCCTTCCTTGGATCATTTGACAACTGCAAGCACAGGAAAGAACCAGGTGCGATTTCTCTGTCAGGAGGGAGAGGTTTACTATTTGCAGGTTGATGGAAATCAGGGAGCCATCGGTGCATTTGCTTTAAACTTGGCAATCGTCCCATTGGAAAATGACAATTTCAATCAAGCGATTGAACTGACAGGTTTTGGCCCGGTCGCTATAGGTTCGATCATTGGTGCAACACTTGAATCGGGCGAGCCATCCCACTTGGACGGTTCCCCCTGTAAAAGTGTCTGGTATAAATGGCAAGCCACCGTCAACGGAAATGCAGCTTTCTATCTGACCCCCGACAATGGTGAAACCAATATGCAACTTGCTCTTTACACGGGATCGAATGTCAGCAACTTAACCCGGATTGCCGTCTCAGGTTACATTTTCCGGCAAGATATTGTTGGGGGAGACACCTTCTATGTTGCCGTTGTCGGATCTCCTGATGCAACTGAGGATTTCACTCTCTCCATTTATAATGGGAATTCACGACCTCTCAGTATTTCTGTTCCTGGAAACTTACTGCGTGATCCCAGTTTTGAAGGCACGGGATTAGTTCAAATGGCTTGGAATACAACCAACACTTATGGAGGTTATGTTGGTGAATCCGGAGGTGCGGATGGAACCACTTGGATCAATTTTAATCCAGACTCAGCCATGTGGCAGGATGTGACAACGACTCCCGGATACACTTATAAAGTGAAATTTGCCTACAAAGCGGAATTCAAAACGTATGCAAAAGTGGGGGCGCGTTTTGGCGATGAAGATCTGGGGGTAGTAGAATGCAATGACGGTTCATTTTGGCATTGGGCGGAATTTACTGCGCACGCTACCAATAGTGTTTCCCGCTTTACTGTTGAAGTGCTCGGAGGTACAGTTGATTTAGATGCCTTCAGCATTGTTCCCGATGCTGCAAAGCCTGTCATCTCAGTTCAAACCCAATCTACGTTTAGTTACGCAGGAGGCTCAGCCGTCCTTTCTGTTGGAATTCAAGGCACGTATCCTATTTCATATCAGTGGTATTTCAATTCCAGCGCATTACCGGGACAAACCAACGACACACTGTCGTTGGTGGATATAAGCACCAACGATTCAGGCAGTTATTTTGTAATTGTCACCAATGCCTTTGGTGCCGTAACCAGCTCAATCGCGACTCTTACCGTTCAAACGCCTGAGAGACCGGAAATTGTTCTTCAGCCCGCTGGGGATAGAGTCGCAGTCGGAGGTTTCTATGTTCTCAGTGTATCCGCCATTGGCATCGAGCCCTTGTATTACCAATGGTTCTTAAACGACTCACCCATTTCCGATGGAACCAATCGACACCTGGCGTTCTCTCCAGTCCAAGTGACAAACGCCGGAACATATACCGTCAGGGTAAGCAATGCCGGAGAGACGGTTTGGAGTCTGCCTGCCGTTCTAACCGTAACAGAAGATAGTGTTGGCGGAGGCGCTCTTCTTTTTGCAAATGGAACTGAGGGAAGCAATATGTTAAGCAGTGCCTGCGTGTTTGATGTGGATGGCTACACAAAACTTTTCGGGTCCAACTATATGGCTCAACTTTATGTGGGAGCAACACTGGACAGCATTCGAGCCGTGGGTAACCCCCGCCCATTCCTAACCGGTTATAGTGCGGGATTGATTTCTTCCACTCCAGTCATTCTTCCCACAGTGCCTCCGTTTACACAGGTCTATGCACAAGTGCGGGCATGGGAAAGCAGTAAGGGGGCAACCTACGAAGAAGCCCGGGCCATGGGAGGTAAATTTGGAAAATCAGAGGTTTTTGAATTAACCTGTGGTGAAATGCCAACCCCGCCTTCGTTGTGGAATTTGAAGAGTTTCAGTCTCAAGGCGGGATTACCCTTATTCACGGTTGGAAAACTTCGTTGCGTAGAAGTTCAGTCAGATGGCTCTGTTCTATGGGAACTGGAGGGACAAACCGATTCACGTTACCTCATCGAAAGGAGTGAAAGCACATTCGAATGGCATCCTTTCCTGATTTTGACAAATACGCTGGGAACAGTCTCTTTCAAAGATTCCAATACGTCGAACGCTCCAGCATTCTATCGGGCGCGAATTCTTGACTAAGAGCGTGTCTGAGAATGAATATTGGGAACAAAATCATGCGAGACGGCGGAGTTGAATGCGGATCATGGCCAGATGAATCCACGATTGGGCGCTTGATTCGGTGCGTTCGTAATCGCGCACAAGGCGGCGATGGCGCATGAGCCGCCCCGGAAATCCCTACGACAACGCCGCGATGGAAAGCTTCAACGCCACCTACAAACGCCAATGCGTTGGACTGGCCCAGAAGAATGGAGGTTATACCACGCGAGAAGAAGCCCAAGCTGAACTCTTTGAATACATCGAACTCTACTACAACCGGGTGCGACTCCACAGCGC